GGTACTAACTTATATGTTATGTTAGATAAACTAAAAGGTGATCTAATGAGGATCATCTGTGATACAATGGGTTATACTAATTACTCACGAGAGGATTAAGATATGTTCGGATTAGCTGAATCAGTAGTCGGAGTAGCAGGAAAAGTTCTGGATAAGTTTGTTGAAGATAAGGATCTCAAGACAAAGTTAGAAGCAGAACTTAAATCACAAATAGTTTCTTTAGATTTAGCACAAGCTCAAGCAAATATAGAACAAGCGAAACATCCCTCCATCTTCGTAAGTGGAGCTAGACCATCTATCATGTGGATCTGTGCATTTGGTCTTGGATGGCAGTTTGTTTTCCAACCCATAGCAATTTGGATCGTAGCTATATCAGGAAGTGCAATCGTTCTTCCAGACATTCAGACAGAAGGTTTGTTAACCTTAACACTTTCTCTACTAGGTTTGGGTGGAATGCGTAGTTTCGAAAAATCTAAGGGTGTTCAACGCAATAACATGCGATCTAAGTAAAATCCTTCAACGTACAGCCCTTTACAGAGCATCTAAGGGGGTACTCAGCACCATACCTACCCCAGACATAGTGATTCCTCTGAGATGTTCTTAAAAGGACGTACAATAGAAATCGTTTATTGAAGGGTATCTAACTCTTCTTGAAGCTGATCTATCCTCGATTTGAGAGAATTTGTACGTGAAGCCCGTCTATCTTCATCGATAATGTTACCTATCTGCTCTTGTGCATCTTCGGATAACATTGATATGTCGATTAGATTCCGTCTAGTAACGTGACTCATTCGACCCATGTCGTAATTGTTTCTGTAAAATAACATTGTGTTTATTTAACCTCATAGTTTAAGCATTAAAAATGAGAGAACCTTACAATAAGCATTCTCTTACCAAGTATACCATAAACAATTTTTAGATTCAACACAAGTAAGTACGTAACTGAGTAGTCCGTTAGCGAAGATAGCAATAGATACAGCATTGATGATGATCAACGCCCTGTCATTCCAAAGCAAAGCCACAAACATCCACCCTATTACTCCTAACAAATGAAAGATAAGATTAACAGGATAGATGTTATGTGTCGTTAGGAGCATTCCTACTAAAAGAATAATAGAAGAAGCCCACTTAATATACCAATCAATTGTATATACTGGTGTAGTCTTTTCTATCATGCTCCGCATGTACCTCCATGACCTGATATGTCACAGATGTCATGGGTTTCTACTGACTCTTCAAATTCTTTTCCAAGTTTATCTTTGGCTTCGCTGTATCCGACTCTGGTGAGAGGCTGACCGCCACGACTACCATTAGGATAAACAGTGAACCCCCGAAGATCACTAGCGTAGTTTGCGAGTGTCTGGGCAAAATTTTCCACCAATTCTTCATTGTTCAATTTACCTCCCCATTCTGGCAAGTTGATTGTGCTTGATATAGACATGTCAACATACTGTTGAACGTCTGCTTGAAACTTAATCCTCCTTTCATAGTCTTCTGCTAAATCCAAAGCAGTCTCAATACTGTCTGGATCTGTACCATAAGTTTCTATTATTTCTTTTGCAGCAGCATCAACAACATATTGATAGTGCCACCTATTACCGTTCTTTAAATACCTTCTCTTGTAAGCAACAGCAAAGATAGGTTCTATTCCTGTACTTGTTCCTGCTAAGATTCCTATTGAACCTGTAGGAGCAACGGCTCTGTTAGCTATAGGAGTACTTAAACCTAACTGACTTGAGAACTCTTTAGATGTTTTATCACTTACTCCTTTATAAATACTAAGCCACTTATGTAGTTCAGGTGTTACCTCATAACGACAATTGTTTTTAAGTAACCATTCATGTACCCCCATGATACCTAAACCAAGTCTACGATTCTTCTGCCTAACGTCATATACTTTTTCGTAAGGAAGTTTAGCTTTCATTGTTCCACATATAAGGAACTTTGTAGCTAACTCAACAACAGTAGATAACTCACTAGCACTGTCAATACGAGCAAGATTAATAGATCCCAAGTTGCATACGTCACTGTCATCTTCCGAAGTAACTTCAGTACAGGCATTACGTAACGTTTCTTTTTCTTTGTCGAAAAAGTTGAACGAGAACCCCGGTTCTCCAGTTCGCAAAGCCTGACGTATATTAGTCCTAAACACATCTCCTACTTCTCCTGTTTCAATATAGTTAATTAACCATTCTGTATCATAGTTGACACTTATATTTGTCATGTCTAAGGGTGCAGGGAAATTAAAATCCTGTTCTTTGATATCGGCATAAGACATTCCCGGTTTAGGAACAGCGTTGCCGTCATCATCATAGTCAGGCGTACCAACTGGCATCGAATGCCAATCTTTAGATTTAAGAAACTCATTAATATCTTTATGTTTCCAATTAAGACTAGCATAGATAGCAGACCTACGCGAACCCCCTTGCATAACCCTACGCCCTATCTCATTAATCATCTGCATCTTAGGCACAGGACCAGAAGCTTTACCACCTGTTCCTTTAAGGAGTTCACCTGATCCTCTATACACAGAGTAATCAATTCCTATGCCCCCTCCTGTCATCAAACAGGATTCAGTCTTCCAAGAAAGATCAGCCCAATCTTCTCGTGTATCTTCTTCAGCCTTTAAAAGAAAACAATTATTAAAAAACTTATTCTCTCGTCCAGCATAATAAAGATACCTACCGCCCGGAATAAACTTTAAGTCGCTGATTATATTAGATAATTCATTTACTTCATCTTCCGATAAGATCTCACCACACACATCAACTGCTAGTGTTCTAGCAAGATCAGTCCATGTTTCGCATCCTTCGTGTTGGTATTTCTGCTTGAATATTGTCTCGCTAAATTCAGATCTGAACATAGGATTTTCATTACTACGCCATGTAGACATAATTTATCTCTCCTTTAGAAGTTAAATTTAAACTATAAGTTATACAGTTTATTAGCTAAATTACTACGTACAACCCATATATGAGTCTTCCCGACTGTTTCTCTCTCTGACCAAACATCAAAGTTAGTGAAGCCATGTTTCCTATAATACCTTTTTATATTATCAATAAGAAATTTGGTTTTCTGCTTGGATTCCAGATAGTTATGTTTAGGATTCGGGTTTATTTTCAATGGGTTGGACACTTTCTTTTACCTTTTTTATTAAAAGTTTTAAATAGAACTCAGACTTTTCTAAGTCTTGTAAAGGAGTACCCTTATAATTATATCTCCAAAGATATTTAAGAATGTTTCCTTTTAAGTAGCCACAGAATTCTTCTGGTTCCATGCTTGCTTCGATTGCACAGATGGCTTCGATATTTTTTCTGTTGTAGTGTGGTGGATTATTAACCATGTCATCCGACATCTCTCTCTCCTTCTTAGTTTTTACTAGCGTTTAAAAGAATATTAATTCTTCGGTATGTAAACTCTCTTTCACCTTTCATAATTAATTTAAAGTATCTCCTTGCGTAGTCAGGATCTATTCCTGCTAACTCACAGATAGGTTCAAAAGTCGAAGCCGTTACACAGTCAGGTAACGTGAACCACTTTACTGCACAGTTCCTATCAGCAACAGCAGAACGAGGTTCACCCTCATACTCTGGTTTAGTAGCGTCTAATAAAGACTGTAAAAATACTGCTATAAACATAACTCTTTCTGGACTTGTCCTTTCTAAGGTCTCTTGATCTTCATTAAAAATATACGTACTTGAGAATGTTTCCCAAGCTCCTTCATCTCCACTCTGAATAGGGTCCGTATCTTGAACCGAAATAGATACGGTGATCGACTTCTTGCTGTGTTCTGGTCTGTGTTTCTTTTTCATTAATCCAACTTTCAGGAATAGTCTCTCTTGCCCACATAAAGCTATGGTTCGTTGCCCATGTGCCTAATGTAGTAGGACTATTCTTCCTAATCTTAACGTCAGCATCCATAAAAATGAACCTAATGTCAAGTGTTGGGTTACTGCTTCTAACAAACACCATCTTCTTCCTGTCTTTCAGAGGGAACCAACCTTTACATTCAATACATATTCCATTATCTAAAACAATATCTGGGGTGTAGGTTCGGTATGTCTCAGGCACAATGTAATCTATCTTGTGAGGTTCATAAGAACCTGAATGATTCCGTTCAAGGAGATCATCATAGACACGGCCTTCAAACTTAGACCTAAAAGTTGGGCGTGAGTTCTTCGACATTCGGAGTCTTCCTTACCTCAGTTAAATACCTAGCACCGTTAGCGTAGTTAAATCCTCTTAACCCCACACCATCATTAGCATCTTCCCAACAATCAAACTTGAACCTGCAATAGGAACAACCTGTAGCTAGTTTCATGTTACCTGATTGTCCATCAGGAACAGCGTCATAACATTTTTCAGGTGGCGTGTCTTTGGACAAGGCATCTTTTAAATATTTAATTCTTTCTTCAGGGTCAATCATCTCCATCTTATGCAACGGCATACATGTTACTTCACCTGTTTGTTTATCCATTACAATGAATGCAGCTTCTTCATCTTTTTCTTTATGTGCATAAGCAGATATCTGACCAACATAACCAAATGGATCATCTTCAGTTAGCCTATGATTTTTAAATTTACTGAATGATCTGCCTGATGCAGATTTAAAATCAACAAGAACCCCATCAACTCTACCATCCTGATGTCCAGTGATCCCATCTATCTCATGTTCTTTCTGTTGTTCTTCTACCTTGTGTCCAGAAGACTTGAGAAGAAGAACAAGTAACTCTTCGATGATATGACCATAAAGAAACTTTAATCTTAAACTATAGTTAATATACTCTGGTTCAGTATCATCTCTAGACTCGTACCATAGTTGTCTAGCTGGTTTCCCTATCGAAGACATACGTAAGACCACTCTCTTCTCTTCACTTACAGCTTCAGTAAAGGAAGAGGTGATAGCTTCAGAAACATTATCACAAAAAACTTTAAGGATATCAGCAGGTGGAGAGGAACCCTCATCCCATAAAGTCTGTAGATCTTGTGGTATTGTGGAGATATTCTTCATACTATCACCTCTGTTTTACGGATTAAAGTGGAGAGTCTTCGACACGACCCTCGTCAGTAAACCCACCTTCGACAACATCAAAAGAACCAACGTCATCACCTGAATTAGGATTATCATATGCAACTAGAGACACAACCTGTACTCCTTGCAACAGAAACATTTGAAATCCTGTCTTGGTGGTTTTAGATGTGAACTTAACGTTTACATCAGAACCATTACCTAATGTATGATACATCTCATCAGCACATTGATTGTTATTAGCATCGACAAGAGGGGGCTTGGGATTAAGCTCACCGTTATAGTCATAGCCATATGCTTTAAGTGTAACGAAGTCACCCTTGATTCCTGCATTAGCTTTACCAGACTCAGGGTCATCAGTCTTAACTGTTAGACCAATGTCTTTAGCAATCTTTAGATTTTTCTTATCAAGATTACCGACATCCATAGAATAACGTTTATCATCGGGTGACATTGGACTCCCCATTGGGGTGTGAAGTTTAGGCCAATAGGCTTTTCCAGAAATTACTGGCATGGTATTAATCCTTTTCTATTAAGTTTCAAATAAGTTTCAACAATTTTAGTATGCTACAATTAAAGCACCCGATAGAGTTAGTCAAGAAAAAAATTCAATATCGTGTAACTTTTTTATCGGCAGGTTGTAGCAGTCTGCTACGACTATGTAACCATTGTCACCCTCCTGTTCTCCTTTCTTATAAAACTTTGCTTCATCAAAATACTTTTCCTTTTCTATCCAACCAAGCACCCATCCTTTTTCTAAGGTGCGTAGCATTCTTGCAAACACATACACATCACACTTCTGTTTAGTGTTATAAGCTGCTACTGAACACATGTAATAGTCACGAGGTTTTACTGTACAACTCTTAGTCTTTACATCTATGGTACGGTCACCGACTTTAAGATCATAGTCGTAAGTGTTTGACACAACACTATCTTTTAGGAAGTCAGCTACTGCAAACTCACCTAAGAAACCCATCGTGTTTCCTTTACCTTTTGTAATAGAGTTACGAAGCGTACCCATCTCTTCTGACTTGCTGTTAGCTTTGTTAACCCAATCTCTTTTAACTTCAAATTCATCTATCATGGTCTATGTCCATATGGTTCGGCTTCGTCACCGTAAAGAACAATACATCCTCTTGGACCTTCTTCACAGTTAGGATAGCTAAAACAGGCTATATGATTATCATCGTGTAACTGATTTATAATTTTTTCTAACTCTTCAATTCTATATTTTAATAGATGAGTTAACTTTTTATATTGTTTTGTTTTTACCACTTCTTTTAAGTATCTCTCTTTGTAGCTTTTGTTTCTCTTCATATCAGTGTGTCTCTGCCCAGTTCGATCCAATCTTTGCTTCGCTGTCAAGAGGGCATCTGACATCAAGGCTTTTCTCTGTGTCTTTCATTGCAATCTTAGTTATGTTACAGAACTCTTCCGCATCATTCTT